ATGTCTCGTGTACTGGAATCGCTCATCCTCTTCAAGCGCCACTCCCCGAATTGCCCCGTCAACAAGAGCCGGATTCCCAAAAAGAAGCGCGAATTCTGGATGGAGTGCGACTGCCAAATCTGGATACGTGGACGCACGCCGGCCGGCGATTTCGTTCCCCGTCAAACCACCGGGTTTTCGGATGTCAAGCAAGCGGAAGCGATGCGCGATGCGCTCGTGAGCCAGGGACGCGCCGAGGATGTGAGCGGACTCCCCGTTTCCGAGTGCATCGAGAAGTACCTGAGACTCCGAGAGCAGGACCTTGACGAACGGACCCTCAGCCAGCATCGCCTAGCCCTGGAACGGCTGCTCCGATACCTGGAGAATTCCGGCGTGAACTACATGCACCAAATCAAGGTTGACCACCTGGAGAGCTTCAAGACTGACGGCCTGCCAAAGGCGATGGCTTCCACCTCCCGCGCTACCACCGATGCCAAGATTCGGTGCTTCCTCCGCATGGCGTACCGCCGCGAGTGGACCAAGGATGTGATGGTGGAAAAGGTGAAACCAGTGAGAGCCGTCTACGAACAGAAGGAACCGTACACGGATGCCGAGGTGGAAACGATACTGGAACACGCGGGGAAACTGAATGGAGGAACGCACGGATACGCGGCGAAACCTGCAACCTTTCGGCTGCTCCTGGAAACGATGCTTGCCACCGGGATGAGGGTAGGAGATGCGGTTTGCTTCAACCCTCAACTTCTCGCCAAGGGTGAGACGATGTGGGCATACACGTTCATGCCACAGAAACGCAAACGCACCGAAAAGCCGAAAGCCATCGAGGTCTACATTTCCGATGATCTGAAAACAAGGATCGATCAGTGCGACTGGATGTCGCAGCGGTTGCCGTTCTGGTACGGAGCCGGATCAGACCCGGCCCCGTTAGCGCAAGCGGTCTATGAGAGGATGCAGGCCCTCGGAGAAAGGGCCGAGATTAAGGATTGTCGTCCCCACCGGCTAAGGGATACTTTCGCCGTCCGCCGGCTGCTCTACGGCATGAACCTTGAGGACGTTTCGCGACTTCTTGGGCATAGCTCCGTTAAGGTCACCGAAACGTATTACGCGAAGTGGGTTTCCTCGCGCAAGCGCCGTCTTGAGCGGTTGCTTACCGAGTCGCTCATGCACTCGTGAAGCCACGCTTTCAGGAATCGAGATGGAGACGTACCGCCGCTTCTCGGTTGCCAGCTTCCCCACGTTAATTACGCCAGGCTCGGAAGCAAAGAGCCTGATAATCGTATTGGCTGAGAACCCCCACAACTCAGCGAGTTCCCGGACCCGAAAGTGCTTCTCTAACGCCGCGCTCATCCCTTCGCCTCCGTCACCTGTCCCCGCATCTCATCTATCGTGTACAGACGTAGCTCGAACATCGCGCCCTGAACGAATCCGAGCCAGCGATTAATCTTCCCGTCCGTGGGTAGGTTCGGAATCGCCGCCAGCATCCAGCGCAAGTGGCACAGCTTCTCGCTCGTGGTCAGATCCCGCCGCGAGAGATCCGCCTTCGCCGCGGCCATCGCCAGGTGACCCACGCCGTATTTGACGATTCGCTTATCGTATTCCTGGCACATCTCCCACAGCTTGTCCCGGTCGGACCATTCGCCGGTCTCCAGTCGCCGCACCTGCTCCGCCAGCATCTGGTTAAACCCCTGGAGCTTCGCGCCGTCCGCCCGCGCCTCGGTCAACTCCGCCTCCAGTTGCGCGCACCGAACCTCCGGGTCCGGCTCCGGCGCGCACTCGACACACCCCGGACACTCCGGCGGACATCCGCATCCGCAGTGATCCCCCTGGCAGTAGCAGTCCAGCTTCCCGCTCCCATTGCACGTCGGAGGATTGCAAGCCTTGCAATACGCCGGATGCTTTCCGTGTTGGCACTCCCCCGGACAGGCACACGTGAATTGAGCATTCGGAGCGCTTTCCCCGCACCTCCCGACATGCTCGTGATTGCACAGTTTGCACGTCATGCCGGTATCAGCTCCGCCTGCGACGGATGCACTACGAAGCTCGGATGTCCGCCCTTCGGCACGCCCGGCCCCTCATCCACCGCGACTTTGGGATATAGCAGTCCCCGGCCGCGGATCTGCTCGACGGCCGTCACCGTGGCGCAATGCCCCGCCCACGGATGCCCACCCATGATCCGCACACGCTGTCCGACCGCGATATCCTTCCACGCCTGATCCGTCACTCATCCCTCCCATCGAACCGCTGGAACTTCGGGAAGAAATAGAAATTCTCTTCGATGTCCCGCGGCCCTTCCCTTTGCTTCGCCAAGATAAACGACACCGGAACCTGATCCTGCTCCTGAGTGGACGGCCTGTGAATGAACCAAGCCACGTCCGCATCGTTCTCGATGTCCCCGCTTTCCTTGAAGTCCGACAGTGTAGGCTTCGGGACCTCCCCCGTCTTCTCGCTAACCTGTGGACGTTTAAACTGTGAGAGCACCATGAACGGACATTGGAATTCTCGCGCCGCCATCTTCAGCGCGCGCGAATTGGCACCCACCGCTTGCGCCCTATTCAGTTCCCGCCCCAAGTTCCCGAGGAGTTGCAGGTAATCCACGATCACCAGCCCAATCGGAGCCTTGAGCTTCGCCCGCCGGATGGCCGCATGAATCGCCGGCACAGTGGACGCCATCGAGTCATCGAAGTAGATTGGTAACTCCGCGAGCAGATTCACCGCATCGCGCGCCCTCTCCCGTTCCTCCGGCGTGAGAGCATTCCGCTTCGCCCGCTCCGAGTCAACCCGCGCGATCTGGTACACCGCCCGCTGGAACAGGCTGATCTTCCCCATCTCCAAGCTGAAGATGGCCACACCGGTCCCCTTGCGCGCCGCATGTACACCCACCTGGAGCGCCGCCGAGGTCTTCCCCGTGCTTGTGTACCCCGCCAAGTACCAGAGTTGCTCCGGCTGCATTCCGCATGTCGCGTAATCGAGCCACCTCCACGGCATCTCGATTCCGTGCGCTTGCCGCGGCGCCAGCAGCGTCCCGATACCCTTCTCGGCTATCAGCTCCTGGATGCTCTGAAGGCCCTTACCGGACTCCTGTGGCGCCAACTCGATCAGCGTATTCCCGAGTCCGTTAAGGAGCGCCTGCGGAGACTCCTCCTGTGCAAGGCATCGATTTTGCAGGTTCTGAGTGGCGAGAATGATCCGCCTCAGCATCGCCTTGTCTTTGACGATCTGGACATAGCTGTCGATGTTCGGGAACTGCGGTAACCCGTCATCCAGCGACACCAGGTAAACCAGCCCATCGCACGCCTCAAGTTCGCTGAACTTCATCAGTTCATTGGCGATTGTGATCCGGTCCACATGGCCGCCGCCGTCGTACAGATCGCACGCGCGCCGCCAGATCCGTCGATGTTTCTCCAGGCTGAACTCATCAGCGGAGAGTAGCGGCCGGACCGCGTGCAAGAGCGCCTCATCCAGTAGAATCGATCCGAGCACCATCCGCTCCGCATCGACGTTTACCGGCAGGCCTTTCTCTTCTATTCCCATGTGATCTCCATCTGATCGACAGCCACCCCCACCACCTCCGCCCGAACCTCCGTCCCGGCACGGACCGCGAACTCCCGCGACCATCGCCGGCCGTGCGCTATCGTGTTCGCCATCGCTTGAGCCTCACCCTTCCCGTGATTCGCGCCACCGCACACGCAATCGCAGTCGAGGTGCTTCGCGTCATAACATTGCGCGTCGCACCTCCCGATACAGCCCTCCGAATTGTGGATACTGATCAGCGTCACGGTTACTCCGTTGGCTTCGGAGGCTCCCACTTGCGATACACAGGACCTCCCGGCTTCTCGCCTCCTCCCACCGGCTCCGGATCTTCGTTCCAGCACTCCTGATTGATCCACTCCGGGAGCGCCATCACGAACCCCTTCGCCCACTTCTCCGACTGCGCAAACTTGCCCTTGACGGCCGTCAACGCCAAGTCGAAGGTTGTCCGTGTGCGGACCTTATCGATGAAGTACTGTTGAGACATCGGCCGGCGGACGCGCCCCTTTGCCGGGTACGCCTCCCACAACTGATCGAAGGCCTGCTCAACGTCCCAATCCTCTTCGGTGTTCGGATGCCCCACCATCCCGCGCCGTTCTCCGTCGCCGGTCAACACCTTCTCGACTTGCGGTTTACCGCGCCTCCTCTCCGCCGCGGTCTTCCCGCCCTTGCTGTTTCCCTCGATCCTGGTTAACGCCTTCGCCCGCTCCTCCTCCACGCGCCCCTGGATCAGTTCTCCAGGTAGATCCGGATGCGCCTTGTAGCACGGCGCCAGCGCCAACCAGATCCGCTCCATCGTCTCCGTGTCCCGATGGAGCAACCGCGCCAATTCGTGCCGATCCTCCGGCACACTGCCATTCACCCACTGAGTCAGGATCAAGCGGAAGTACGCCCCAAGCTCATCCAATTCCATCGCCTGGACATTCCTGTCCGCGATGAACTCGTACACGTACAGCGGCATCCACTCCGGCACGTCTCGCTGACTCATATCCCCAACTCCTTGACCCACCGCGCATTCGCCGCGTCGTATTGCGCCTGCAAGGTATCCCGGCGCTTGCTTTCCCGGAGATACCTCTGGACATGCTGGAGCGCTTCCAGTCCCGGCTTACCCGGCCCTTCCGCCGCGATCTTGGTACACCGTGCGCTACAGCGCTCCATCTCATCGGTGAGACGCTCCATCTCCATCCGAGCCGTCATCTCCCGGACGCGCCGCGAGAATTGCTCGAAGTCGATCAGAAACCACTCCGCGCGCATCGCCATCAGCAAGGCGACGGTCGAAGGATTCCCGCACTTCGCCGCCGCCGCGGTAGCCCACTTGACGGACCGATCCCACTCCGCGCGCCGCTCCCGCGCCATCTCGGCGTATTCGTCATTCGTGGGAGCCGTCATGCGATCCTCGGCATTTCCGACCACTCGCGCCCATCGAGCAGCCGCCCGGCTCCCTTCTTGCCGGCGAAGTCCGACGCCACGCCGCCGCCCCAATCGATCAGGCGTTTCGTCCCGGACCGTCCCTCAGCCGGCCCGCACTGCGGATAGAACCACCCGTTACGGTCGCAACTCCCTCCGACCCACCCCCCCCATTGCTTGAAGAAATACGCCCGGCCCAACTTCTGACACAGGTCGCGCAGTTCTCGCGCCCACTGCGGATTCATCGGACGCGCTCCGGCTCCGGATTCCCCGCCCACGATCACCCAATCCAGGTTCCCGAGTCCGCGCACAGGCGGACCCAACAGCGGCTCCATCGACGCAAACCGCACTGAAGCTCCCGGTACCGCCATCAGCGAGTCCAGTCGATTCGCCGTCTCCGGCCCGGTGACCGTCACACCCTGCCAAACGTTCCGCGGGATCTCGTGCTTTTGCCAGTACGACAGCATCCGGCGCCCGCGCTTCGTGAGCATGATGTACACGTGCGGAGATTTCGCCATCTTCGGCAGGTACGGCGTCAACCACTCCGGGTCCAACGATTCGCTGAACGGGTCCGCCAGGTCGCACATAAAGATGAGCCGCGGGTATCCGTTGAGCCACGGCTTACCGGCGCGATCCTTCCCCGTGAGATCCGGCCATCCAATCGCCTTATCGAGCCGTCCGGCGAAGTGCTCCGGGACATCGAAGGACTTCGGCCATCCCGGCAGGCCCTTGTATCGCCCTACCAGTCCGGCCGCGTAACAGTGGCTCTCCGCGCATCCGGCCCGGTGAAGCTCGCAACCGTCGCAACCCACTACCGGGTTGACCGATGAATCACACCATCCGATTTCCGTCTCGATAGCCATCAGACCACCACCTTTACGTCCGGCTCAGCTACTCTCGCTCGCCACCGATGAATCAGCCGGCGAACTCCCTTCGGACACGCGAACTCCCGCAACCGTCGCATCTCGGCAGACTTCGGCCACCGCCGCGTCTTTACCTGTACGAGCACGACATCACTCCGGCGTACCCCGATCAGGTCCCACACGCCCCGCGATCCCGCCGAGCGCGTGACAACGTATCCGTCTCTCTCCAGCACGGCCGTAGACCGCTTCTCCGCGCGCGTTCCCTGATGGACATTGCTGATCACAGCGGAAACTCCCAAAACCCGTCCGTATCCAACCGGCCGCAACCGCGCGTCAAGTTGCCCTTGACCAGATACTCCTCAGCCGCCTTCGTGAGCCAGTACGCCTTCGTGGTCAAGTCGCGTTGCTTACTGCGGATCTTGTCCATCAGACGGTCCAGGCTATCCGCGTTCTTCGCCTTCACCAGCGGACCCGCCAACTTCCAGGAGTCGCGAATCTCCGTCTCGATTGCTTTCTTTTCGGCCGGCGTGTTCATCTCGCGCTCTTCGATAAGTCCGAGCGCCACCAGGTCTCCCTTGACCTTGTAGTCGATATGCCGCTCCCGGCCGCCATTGTTCGACATCGCCACCAAGGCGAACCTCTGGTTAGATGTTAATTTGATCTGCTTTACGATCTCGATCTTTTCCGCTGTGATTTCCGTTCTCACGTGAGACTCCTCTCTTTTTCTCCCGGTCGATTTCCATAGCAGCGTTGAAATCGTCACCGCTGAAGGCATCGATACAGGAACAATCCGACACCACTCCCGTCCCGTCGCATTCGTCGCACTCGTGCCCACAGTGCGGACATTCACCCGCACCTTCGCACTCCTCGCATTCGCCGGAACCGTGCGGACACTTATTGATGGCATCCAAGCAGGATTCAGCACGCGCGATGAAGTCAACCGCTGCGATTTGCGCCGGATCTCCGAACCGCAGCGGACCCGCCAGCGCCTTCCTCGCCGCCTTAAGGTCCATCGTCAGATCCTCATCGGCATGACCACGTACCGGTAATCCGCCCCGCCGGCCGTCCGCAGTTCTCCCGCCGATTTCGCGTCCGTCAACCGCAGTTCCACCTGATCCGATTCGATGGCCCCCAGGAATTCCGACAGGTATTGAGCGTTGAACCCCATCTCGATCCCTTCCCCGTCGAAGTCGCACGGAACCGCTTCGGTGCTCTCTCCGGCTTCGACGGCCGTCGCGGACACCACCAACTCTCCGGCTTGCAGCGCGATCTTCACCGCCCGCGACCGCTCATCGGCGAATTGCGACACGCGAGAGAGCGCGCCCGCCAGTTCCAGCCGATTGCACGTCACCACGCTCTTAGCCGCCTTCGGTAACACCCGCTCGAAGTCCGGGAAGTTGCCCGTCATCTTGCGCGACACCAGCAGCGCCTCTCCGGCACGGAAGAACAGGTGATTGTCATCCTGCGATATCGCCAGCGCTTCCACCGCCCCGGCCACCTGTGGCAGGTTCTTGATGGCGGACAGCGGTAGCAGGAACTTGACCTCGGCATTCCCCGCCATCTCCGCCGATGCGAACGCCAGGCGATGTCCGTCCGTCGCGATCAGGTACAGCCGCCCCTCCCGGTATTCGAACTTCGCCCCGTTCAGCGTGAACCGGGATTCAATGTTGCTGATGGCCATCTTTACCCGGTTGATCAGCTTCAGTAACGGAGCCACCGGAACCGACAACACCGTCTCCGGCGCCGCCGGCAGTTCGGGAAAGGACTCCGGCGACATGCCCGAGATGCGAGTCTTTGACCGCCCGGCCGTGATCGTCGCCCAAGCCTTATCACTCACCTTGAAGCAAACGTCTCCCTCCGGTAGCAACCGGCTGTAGTCCGACAGCTTCTTCGCCGGCAACGTCGCGACGCCCGGCTCCGTAACCTTCGCCTCCACGCGCACACTCAGCGCAAGCTCCAGGTCCGTACCGGTGATCGTCAGCGATTCTCCGGCCGCCTCCAGCTTCACGTTTGACAGAATCGGGATCGTGGAATTCTTTCCGACCACGCGCCCCACCAGAGCCAGCGCTTGGGTTAAGGCAGACTTCGACACACTGAACTGCATAGATCCTCCTGATAGACCTGTTTGTGGATGCCGAGCAGAGATACACTCGCGGTTGCCGTTGCACGGCGCGAGCGACTCCGCCTGCATTCAACTGCTGTTACGAATGGACCGCGCTGAGGTGTGCGGTTACCGAGCCGGAGGCGTCCAGAGAATCGGAACCTGTCCGGGATGCTCACGGAAGTACCGATCCAGCGCCTCGCGGAGTTCCTTTATCTCTTTGCGCGAAAGATGGCGGACTGGAGGTGCGGGTTTCGGCGCCGGTTTCGGTTGCTGCGCAAGCTGGTATTCGATCCGCTCGGCAACGGCGCGCTCGTGAGCTTCACGCTCCTGAACCGCCTTGATCCTGTCCGGATTCAGCGAACCCAGATCTTGACCGAACATCGAACCAGCCGCAACCAACACCACCAGCAAGGTACGCATGACGTGCGCCTCCATCGTACTATATCGTCCGATTGTCCGTTTCACCTTATGGTCACCTTTCCGCTGATCACGACAGCCCCGCTGATGGTAGTCGCCGGACCGTTCACCATGATCGTGTACGCCTGATTGGCCGTAGCGTTCAGAGCATCGGTCACCGTCACCGTGAACGTGCAAGGTCCATGCACCGTAGGCGCCCCGCTCAGCACTCCAGCCGTCGAAAGCGTCAACCCGGTACACAGCGTTCCGGCGGAAACAGCCCAGGTGTACGGCACCTGGCCGCCCGTGGCCGCCAGAGTCTGTGGAGCGTAGACCACGTAAGCCCACGCATTCGGTAGCGTGGTGGTTGTGGTCGATAACCCTTGCGCGAACAACGTCGCCGCCAGAGCCGAAAGCAAGAATAATCGTCGCATCAGACCCAATACCTCACCCGGATAACCGGATTGTCGCCAATCGTCTGCCCGGTGAACGTCAGAGCCGCTCCGCTCAACGTGTAGTCCAGGCCCTCAGTCATCAGTAGACCGTTCACGAACACGTCAACCGTCGCGCCCGCCGCCGGAGTCGCGCTCAGCGTGTAAGTCTGGCTGCTGTTCTGGAACAGATCGTCCCGCGACTGGAGTGTGACCGCCTGAGTAATCGTCATGGGACCACCGCTACGTGAACGCTTCCCGCGTTGATCGTATCCGCGCCATTCTTGTAGGCGATGCTATAGAAGAGGATCGCGCCGGAGGTGCTGTTGATCGTGAACGCACATCCCGGCGTACACGGTGCGTTAACCGTGCTCCCGAGAGCCGATGTCAGCCCGTAGGAGACCGTCGCGTTATCCGCTACCGTCATTTCCCCCATGCTGAGGTAGATCGCTCCAGAGCCGCCTGTCAGTACCGCCGGAGTCGTGAACGTCCCAGTGTAGACCTCCGCCCCACAAGTCTGTTGCCAGTAGTACGCCGTCGATGCGCTCAGCGCCGAGGTGTGCCCCACCAGAAACCACCGCGCGCCCAACGTGGCGGAATCGCTCTGACTCCCCACCAACTCCGCGACCAGCGGAGAATAGGTCGCGCTCGTGGATACCGCCCACGTGCAAGCCGTCGCATCCGGCCGCGAATACGAGAACACCACCTCCGTCGCCGTCAGCGCCTGGCGGACAGGAGCGTTCGCCGCGCTCAGAACCGAAACCGTCGCAAGAATCGCAATCGTCACCGATCTCATCGTCATCTCTCCTTAATACCGGTACCACGCAAGCAGCGTGTCATCCGGTTGTGGCGTCGCCGCCGTCACAAACGTGACCGTATTCCCGGACAGCGTGTAATCCTGTCCCGCCTTCTGCACAATCCCATTGCGAAATAACACCAACCCGGCCGATGGCCCCGGAGCATTCGCCAGCGTGAACGTCACGTTAGTTCCGTCGATGGTCCCGCTCACCGTCTCCTGATCCACGAACGTAACCGGCTGCCAGGCGTTCATTGAAGCGTTCCAGCGGATGTACTGTCCGTCCCCTGGAGTAGTGGTGTACGTCAGGCTCCCACTGCCGCCAGTCATCAGAATGACGCCTGCGATAGTGGGCAGGTTCGCCTGTGCCACCTTCACGCTGTCCACCGAAACCGCGGTCCCGGATGTTGGCACGATCCACGTCTCCGTCCACGACGGCCCGCCCGTGAGTGTCCAGGATACCGTGTAGCTCGTACTCACCAGTGCCCATTTCCTCGGATCGGAGCCAGGTGCAACGCCAGTCGATGCCGCAATCGCAAGCCACGTCTGAGTCCCGTACGTGACGCTGTTTCCCACCCAATACGCCACTGTCCCGGACCATCCGGCCGGAGTCGGACCCGACACGATACAGGTGTCATTCGGAATCAGAGCCACATTGAAGTTGTTCGTCTGTCCCGTTGGCGGAGTCGCCGTGAACTTCACCGCGATCGTCTGTTGCCCGACATAGGACCCGCTCGACTTGCAAGCCGCCGAAAGACGAATCAGCGCTTGCCCACTAGCCGGCTGATTGTTCGGACCCACCACCGACTGGCTAACCGTGGTAGTCGCCGCCCACATCGAGGTCGCGTACAGGATTGCAAGTAGTCTCTTCATAGTAGATTCCCGTCGATCAACGTCTCCATGCTCGACCGTGGAGATCTCCCTCCCCCACGTGCCGCAAAGTTCAAAAGTCCCGACGCCTTCCACGCGCACCGCTGAGCCGCCGCGCGCATCTCCAGCAGAAACGGCCGGATCGGATCGTCCGCATCCGCCATCTCGATACACTCCGCGATCCCCGCGAAGATGATCGTCAGTTCGTTATTGAGATCGTGTCCGCACGCCGCCGCCACGGCCCGCGCCCTTGTCGCCGCGTCCATCATTGCTACGCCTCCGCGCCGCCCTCAAGGCTTCTTGTAAGCGAGCTTGCATTGAGACCTCCAGCAAGTCCAAAAGATGGGGAATCGCCATGCGATGTCGCCTTGTCTCTCTCGCTGTTCAAGTTCCCGCTGTTCCCTTCGCTGAGTTGCGAGGTCATCCCAGTAGCTGCGCTTGACGGAGAAAAGTCCGCTCCGCCACTCTGGCTCTTTTCGCTCCCCGGCCCGGACCGCTTGCGCTTGAGGCTTGACCGTCCGGACCGGATTGCGATGATATCTTCGTCGCTGAGGATTCCCGGTCGCGCGGGTAGCCGTGTAGGAGTAGATTGACTCATCCGCTCCCGCATCCGAGCCGCCACCGCCGCCAATTCGCTCTCCCTCTCGGCTATCGTGGGACGGCCCCGCCGGCGCTTCACCGGGTTGCGTACCGATTCCAACTCCCGCTCCAACTGGAACAGGTGCTCCTCTAATTGCTCGATCCGTTTCTGATCCCGCGCCCGAACCGGAGCATCCTTCCCGGTAGGCTGAAAGATCGTGATGTACGCCTCCAGCAGTCCCATCAGCCATGCTTGGTTAACCTTCCTGAGGTCCAACTCCGCCCGGCATCCAAAGAGGAACCGGACGATCTCTTCGTTGCTGTAGAACCAGCGCAACCTATCACCGTCGATCTCCTCCACGTACCCGCACTGCTGGCGGATCGACTCCATCCGCTCGCCCTTGATGTGTCCTTCACCTTGGAGCCGCTCCAGTCGCATGATGCTGATCCCGAGCGCATCCGCCAACGGCCCGCGGTTCATCCCGTCCAAGTTAGTTCGGAACCGCTGTCCGTGGATCTGTGAGGCGATGGCTGTACGCGTCCGCTTCACACCAGGCGGAGAGACGCCGCGCATGAGTTTCCGTTGGATCGTCTCCAGCGACTGATGCGCGTTCTCTTCGACCACCTTCAACTCCGGCTCCGTCCACCGGTACCGTTCCCGCGCGAAGATCAGACCAAGTTGCGCCGCCCGCCGATGCGCCACGTCCGGCGTAAGCCCCGTAAGCTCCGCGGCACGCTTCGCCGCGTGATGCCCGTACGCGTTATGCGCCCAGCATTTGCGGATCACCTCATCCTGCTGAGGTGTGATCTGGACTTGATGCCCCTTCGGCAATTGGATCTCTCCTCTTTCTCAGCACGTATTCCACGCCCGTCAAGTGCGCGCCCTGCACAATCGCCCCATCCTCCAGTAGCCGCCGGATCTTCGCGTAGTCCGGAGACTTCCGCATCAGCCCGTTTTCCTCCAGGACCTTGCGATCCGTGATCTCAATCGAGACCCGGCGTTCCAAGTCCAGCTCGAACCGTTCGAGGAAGTTGAGGAGCGCGCAATCTTCCTCGAACGGTGTCCCGCCCCTCATCCTCAGATCTCCAGGCGCGCCATCACGTCTTTGACCCGAGCGTTGAGCGCCGTCAGGACTCCCACGTACTCGGACAGAGCCTCCGCGACCGGAGCCGCCGAACTGAGCGCCGGCTTCGCGCCATCGCAGCGAACCTCACCCGGCCGCATGACGGACGCCAGTCGAGCTTCCAGGACTTCCGTGTTCGCCTGGTACTTCGCCAGTTCGCGCCGGATGGCCGAGAGCATGGTCGGAATCTGCGGTTTCGGCTGGAGCGGAGCAGCCGGTTCGGGAGTAACTTTCTTCGTCGTTTTCTTGTTGAACATCGATCCTCCTAACTACTGCTCGATGACTTGAAGAGCAGCGAGCACAGCATGGCCAGCGCCAGCCCCTGGCAGAACGTGATTTCCTTCAGACCGAACAACGTCGGCATCAGGTAATCCCAGAGCCACATCACCGGCAGCGCGCAGAGCACCGCCAGTCCGATCATCAGAGCCGCAAACGCGACTACCTTTCCCATCGACTACCTCCAGAAACCTGAACGCCTCGATCAGTTGGCCCGCGTGGCGCCGGAAGGAACTTCGAGGTGCTAGCGGGGTACAGCAACGCCGGTCTTGGGGTTGTGTGGACTTCCCAGCAGAACGGCGCCTACGCGGCTCAACTGTGCCGGCGAACTTCGATGTCCTCATTGCTTGCCTTCAAAAAGCGGAGCGGATGGTTCGCACGCCACCCGCTCCGAAGGAGAAGAAGAGTCAAACGGACCCTCAACCGCAACGAGCGCATCCCAAACTGTAGCCGTAGTGCCTCGATGCCAGTGGCGGGAAACACACACGCCCCATCGCACCTCACGGCCGTCAATCTCAATCTCGACTCGATACCCACCCACCGACCCGCGCCACCGCTTATCCGGGTCCGCATGGACCTCTCGGATAACCCGGCTTCGCTTGGCGGGAGACACTTCAGGCACAGCGCCCACCTGCCTCAGCAAGCCGCGCGTTCGAGTGGCCAGCAGCGCGACACTCGCGCAACTTGTCCGCCAGTACGGAGGATCGATCATCCGCCGGCCAGAAGATCTTCCGGCCCTCGCCGAGGTCGTAGTACACAACCTCGAACCGCACCGCCAGGCGCTCCGTCATTTCACCCTCGCCAGCGCCCATCGGACGGCCGTGAACACCATCGACCCGAACTCGAGCGCGATTCCACCCACGAGCAGGTAGCGCCAGTACGTCTCCAGAAATTGACAGCAGTTCAGCGGCACAGGACCTCCATTTCGGAGGCGAACGCTCCGAACGAAGATCTCAACGTGGGAATCGAAGAGCGGTAATAGTCGGGATCGATGAACCGCTGGAAGATCCGGTCCCACCGCGCGTTCTCTTGCGCGATCTGCTCCGGCGCCGGAGCTACGCGCTCCACCCGGCAACCCGTGAGCTTCGCAGGATCGAACCGTCCATCGGCGGTTCTGGCTTCCGACCACTGCCGCGAACTGGCCGCCCGGATTCGCTCGCTGCGGTTCTCCCGCGCTTCGGTGAGGCATCCGTCGCAGAGCCTTTCGCGCTTGCCCATGCTGTGCGCGCTCTCCCTTACCCGGAATGCGTGCAACTCGTTTGCTTCCACACCGCATCGTCCGCACTGCGCCATCGCACACCTCTCCTGTCGAAGTGATCGCTATTGACTGGGAGTGGGATGAAGGATTACGATGGAAGCCGTACGAGGGACTTCACCGTAAAAGGTATCCCGCTGATCGGGGACCGCTCTAACGGTCCCCTTCAGTTCCCGCCTGCACTATCAACTATAGATTTCGAGTCCGAAACTCTGCCCTGAATGATCCAACCACCTGAAGCTTTTTCTCTGTCTCGGCGTTCCGCCTTAGATTCGGACTTTCGGATTGCTTAATCTGTTTCAAACCATATAGTACGTTCTGGTACGAAAATATCTCAACTATTTGGACAAATGTTCTAAAGAAAAAGAACAAAAGAACCGATAGCCCGAAGAACATTTGCCCGCTTCGTGTCAAAACTGTAGAAATGAAAAGACTTTACGCATCCGTTGCGGAGGATGTTCACAACTCCGTCAAGTCACGCGCCGCAAGGGATGGACAGAAGCTAACCGAGTGGGTTCACAAAGCCGTCATGGACAGGCTAGATCCACCCGGCGCAAGCCAGACGGAACGCGTACGTTTAGGACCACTCGCCGAAGTGCCGGAAAAGCACCGCGCCGCCGCCTTGCGCTATGTGAAGTTTCTGAAGGATTGCCCTGAAGAGTTCGTGGATACTGCCGAAGACATCCTAAAGTCGATCATCGCCCTCGAACGCCGCGTTTGCCGCCGCAAGTGAGCCGTGATACCGTCAGCGGCATGAAGTTCACGCTTCTGCTGGCCGCCGCCGTAGCCGCCCTCGCACAGACCCCCGATGCCACCGGATGGTCCGCCGCCAAGTGGGGAATGACCGCCGCCGAGGTGCAAGCCGCATTCCCCACCGTCCGCCCCGTCAACCCGCCCGAAAAGGATCTAGGCCAGTTCATCCGCCTGGAAGCCCCCGCCATGCAACTCGGCAACTACCAGGCAACCGCCAAGTTCAAGTTCCCCACCGATCAGGACCGCTTGACGGCCGTCAACGTCTCCGTATCTCAGGACGCCGCCCGCCCTAGCGCCTTCGACGCCTTGAAGGACGGACTCACCGCCAAGTACGGCAAACCCACCAGCTCCGATACCGTCTCCGAACGCACCGCCTTTGGCAGCACCATCGAAACCCGTTCTATCGTCTGGCGCCTCAAATCCTCGATGGTCACCCTGGAGTGGATCGAATCGAAATCCTTCGGGATAGTGACGGTCCGGTACGCCGAGCGCAAACCGGACCCCACTCTCTAGGCCTTCCCCGTGTACTGCTCGACATATGCCGGCGTGTGATGCAATCGCGTAAGAGCGACCGTCAAACGTCGCTCGAATTCCGCCGGCCATTGCCCTTGCGGTCGGATCGCATCCTCCGGCCGGAACCTCTCCAGGTAGCGGTCAAGCACCTCCGCCGCCTCTTGGTCCAACCGAAAGTTCGGCTGTACGAGCCGATAGCCGCGCGGCCCGCAAACCGACGCTCCCTCTACGTTGACGGCCCTCATGTCGGCCCGGTGAACCAACTCCGCCTGCTCTCCGTTTGGCGCCGGAACTCCCAGATGAGAGTATACCCGCGCCTGTACCATCGCCTCCACCTCGCGCGCCGCGTCCGTCTTGAATGGACGGCACACATCCGCGACGGCCGCCTCTGCCGCGTCATGCAGTAACCCGTACACCTCCAGTTCCCTCGGCAGCAGATCGGCTACCAGAAGCGAATGCATCCCTACCGGCCAGAATAACTGTCCGGCACCGCCGAAACGGCACAGCCGCATGAGCTGTACCGCCAAGTCGTGGATCGACGGCGCGCCGAACTCTCGCACCACGTGCGTACCCGTAAATGTAATCATCGCCGACTCCTCAACAGCAGTGCGAGGATCAGCGCATATGCCGCCAGGTCCACGCACGTATCATCCACCTTCTCCCCCTCAACCGCTTCCACTACCCCCGGCGCGATCAGGTTGGAGATGCGCATCATCTTGTCCGACATGCGCACCAGAATCCCATCCGCCGCCGACACCCGGCCAGCCGCCAGATTCTCGATGTACAGGAAGTTGCGGAACGGATCTGCGTCGGAATGGCTGTAATCCGCATTCTTCCGCTCCACCGTGTCCGCTATCTGGTTCGCGAGTGCGCGGAAGTCCTTAACAAATTGCTGCGTATCCATTAGTAGTCCCTCACTTCCCACACCACGAGCGTTCGATGAACTCCGCCAGACGCATAAGCTACGGCTTCCAGATGATTCCGGCTTCGACCACCGGATTCCAGGCTCCCGTCCCGTTCGGTCCCACGTTGCTCATGTAGAGCATCCGGACCGGTATGCCCACCGCCCAATGCGGACTGAGTTGCCGCACGTAAGTCAGCGTGAAACTCCCCGCGACCCCGAGAGTCACCCCGGACCCTCCGGCAGAATTACTGAACGATGCCCCAACGTCGCCGCCGATCAGCACTGCATTCTTGGAGTCCTGATACACCACCTTGTGCTCGCCCGCGCGCGCCGAGCCACTCAACAGGTAGATCGACTTCCCGTTGACGGTGGTTTTCAGCGGAACCAGGTCGGTAGTCGCACTGCCGTACAGTGACATCCTTGCGCCAGTCGTTCGCGCCGTTGAAAGTCAGGCCCGTAATCGGCCCCGCGAGATAGACAGTCCTCTCTTGTGCGTTCACGGCTTCTCCTCCGGCTTCACCGTGAGATCGTCCAACTCCGGATGGAGATCTTCGTGGTGCATGATGCAACACAGGTTCCAGACCGCCTGTGCCAGGTGATCCTCATTCGGATTGACATCCGCCGGCAGCCTATCCAACGGGATACCCTCCCGCTTGAACAGTGAGATCATCTGGAAATCGTTGAGATGTCGCTGAGCCGAATCCGCGAACCGCGACAGTGGAGATCCCTTCTCCCAATTCCGCGCCGTATACTTCGCCGCGCCCTTCTCGTACACCAGCGCCAACCGCCTCAGCGCCACTGGCGTTATCAACTCGAATCGTCCCTTGCCGTCTCTGGTGTCCCGCACCATCCCCGAGCCGAACGATTCCCGCTTCCCGCTATCCGCTACGATGTGTTTACTCATTCCTTCCCTTCCGCGTCCGGCCGCAACGCGCGACGGATCGCCGATGCCGCCATCGCATACACGCGGACCGTCGCCGCCGCCGCAAAGAACAGCAGCATCACCGTACTCAACCCGTCGATGATGTAGGTATTGATCGTCCGCAACATGACGCCCTTTCGCCCCTATCCGAGAAAATGCTTCGTCAAAACCACCGAGAGCAGGGAACCCGTCGCCCCGCCCATCACGTACCCGAACTTCGCCGCCCTGCTCTTATCCTTCCCGCGCTCGGCAATCCGCTCCATCACCGTGAAACTCAGGTAAGCGAACAGAAGGTCAGACACCACGAGGTTGGAATACCACCCGAAAGCAATCGCGCGAGCGTTCCAACAGAAGATCCCGTACGAGACCGCCTGAATCCCGAAAAACGTCCAAAAGTCTTTCATCCGAGAACCTCCAGGTAGCTCGTGATCCGCCAACCTTCGTACGCCGGCCATTGGTCCGCCGGATCGTAAATCACTCCATCCCACGTCACCATCCAGTGCCACCGGCTATCCTTCGGACGCATAATCGATAACAGCGCCCGTTGCGGTAACACTGGCTTCTCGCGTGACACGCGACGGCAGCGCGTGTCCGCGCATCGCACCCCGAACTTACGTAGCGCCGCCACAACCTCGGGAGTGGTTGTCCCACCCCCGCGAGGATGCGGCTTACAGGCCGCTACCGCATCCTCCAGCGACACCCCGGCAATCATCGCCACGCAAGCCTGACCGCACCAACTGGAGCCGTCCGGTTGCCGCACGAGGTTCATTTGAACAACCCCCGCCAGAACCGGACCGCCAGATACCCGTTGATGCCGGCGGCCATCGTTACATAGCACGCCACAATCACATCAATCAGGCGCTTCATCTAGAACCGCCTCGCCTTCCCGGCGTAGAAGCCACGGTCGTAAAACGGCAACCACTCCACCTTGAACCGGTTGATCGTCCCATCCGGCGCCTGATTGAACTCCACAATCGAGCCGCCTACATGCGCCTGAATCTTGTTCTTGCGCATAAAAATCGACTGATCGCAGGTGCATCCGGTCTGAACCGTAAACACTTCCCGGTAGTAGTTGTAATCGAACTTGTGGTAGTGTCCCGCCAGAATAATGCAAGGCTTCTCGCCGCCCTGGAAGCTCTCCACCATCTTTTGCATGGAGTAACTCAGCGCGTACGCCGAACCGCCGCCCGGATGCATCACGCGCATAATCCGCGAGCCGCGCTCCGCCTTCAGTTCGATGTCCGCCTCGACATACCCGAGATAGATCAGGTCATCCCGGCCCGCCGCGCGCGCCCGAAGTTCCGCGTACTTGCCGATCTCCACTTGCTCGCGTTGCTGATACCATCCCTCGTGATCGTCGCCGGCCACGTAGCGCGTGACGATTCCCTTGCGCCGCGGATAGTTCTCGATCCAGTAGTCCACCTGCCGGTCCATGCCGTAGACGTTGATGTCGTACTTGTTGAACCGAGCTTCGCCTTCGATCCAGTTCCCGGCGTTGTAGACTTCGGTGATCCCTTCCGCCTCGTACAGGTCGTACAGTGCGTTCAGAACATCCAGCCGTTCATGCTTGCTGCCGAGGTGATTATCCGACGTGACGCCGAACCGTCTCACGCGCGAGTTGTATTCGCCGATGTCGTGAACGATCTTCACCGCGTTACCCGGCTTCACGTCGCCGGAGATATCGCAGATCCCGTCCGTCCGGACGCTTACGTTGTGCCCGGCGTCTCTCAGCCTGGCCACCGTGTCCTGAACCGTCCGCTCGCTCTTATTGAGAGCCTCGGACACCATCCGCACCGTCGCCCGCCCGCGCGCCTTCTTGACCGCCTCCAGCACCGCCGAATCGAGGTCTTCATCCGCGATCTGTACAGGAGCCGGCTGCCTCCGCTCTGCCTCCGCCTTCCGGCCGCATTCGAACGAGCAGGTCTCGTTGCGCGCCGGAAACGTTTTCTTTTTCTTGCACACCGGACACTTCCGGGTTTCCAGCCGATGTTGACTCAGATTGTTATTCGAGGTCATCTACCCTGCTTTCGACGCGATCCAATCGCGCGGTAAGTTCGCTGTGCAGTTCTTTCCGCACATAGTTCCCGTTCACGCGCTGATAGAACCGGATCTCCGCCTCCGCCAGCTCCGTGCGCATATTCGCGCCCGAGAGTTGTATCTCCGTGCGAACGCCCTTCACTTCTCCCCGTAGACCCCAGGCCAGCAACCCCAGGATGGCCGTACCCAAGAGCGACACGCCGGCCGCTATGATTTCGAACATGATTCCCCGTCACGCGCCGGGTTGGATTGTAGGAGTGCCCTATCCCCGGCGCGCCTCGCAACTCCCGCCCTACGCAGCCTGCTGAAACAACTTCACCGTCGCTTCGTTCCGCCATTCCTGGATACCGGCGCGATGGCAGTTCGCCGCGCAGCCGTTCCAGTCCCGCGCCTTCACTGCCGCGATGAGGTGCGGAAACTTGCTCACCAGCCCGCCCGCTCCCAGTTGAAACGCCATATCGAGCAGCGCCTCTTGAGCCGGCTCCGGGAATTCTGTGAACCCCGGCAGGAAGTGACACAGCGCCGCGCGGAAGCTCTCTACATCGCTCTCCTGGAGCGCGTCGATAGCCTCCGGCGTCATTCGCAACGTGGTCCGCTGTGCATAGTACGCCGGCAGCTTGCTTGCCTCCAGCGACTTGACATGGGCGAACTCCGCCTCTTTCTGTGCGAGCGTCGCCACTTCACTCCCGCACACCATCGCGATTCCGGCCATCTGATCCGGTGACGGAACCATGTGGCCCACCCCGCAAGTCACCAGGCCCAACGTGTCCAGGTAGAGGTGCGGGATAACCCCCTCGTGCTGTCGTAACCTCGCCTTCAGTCCCTCAAGCATTCGCGTCCGGCCCCTTTCCCCGGTACATCAGGTACCCCAACGCCGCCAGCACAACCGCGACGCCGATCTTCACGCACTCCCCGTGCGGTACCGCCTCCCACCGAACCTGATTCAGCAACATCAGTCCGGCCGCACCTCCGGCGATGCTGGTCGTAACGTCTTTGTTCATCCTTGCCCCCTGAGGAGGCGGGAAACCCGCCCCCTGTCGTGAATCGGCTAGACCGCCGGAACGGTAGGGACCGGAGCCGTGCTCAGCAGACCCTGAAGAGCGGAGATTGCGCCGTTGATGTCGCTGTCCGCCTTCGCTGTCAGGTCCGCCAGGCTGGATGTGTCCGCCTGCACTGCCGCGGCGATAGCAGCCGCCTTCGCCTGATCCGCCGCCAACTGAGTTGCCCCATTAGCCTTCGCTGTCTGGGACGCTTCTACTGCCGCAAAAACCGTCGTGAGATCCATTCGTGTTTTCCCTTTCCTTCGTCTTCCCCTTCAGGGGAACTCGCTACGGCTTCCAGATGATTCCGGCTTCAACCACCGGATTCCAGGCCCCGGCGCCATTCGGTCCGACGTTGCTCATATAGAGCATCCGGATTGGCAGGCCCACGGCCCAGTGCGAACTGAGTTGCCGCACGTAGGTAATCGTGAAGCTGCCGGCGACACCGAGAGTCACCCCGGACGTTCCGGCGGAGTTACTAAACGATACCCCAATGTCGCCGCCGATCAGCACCGCATTCTTGGTGTCCTGATACACCACCTTGTGCTCTCCCGCCCGTGCCGATCCGCTCAATAGGTAGATCGACTTGCCGTTGACCGTGGTTTTCAGCGGAACCAGATCCGTGGTTGCGCTTCCATACAGCCCCACGGAGTTACTCTCCGGGACAATCGCACTCACAAAGCCCGCGGCCCCGGTAAGCTGGTTGAAACTGATACCGCCCATGATGTACGTCGGCAGTGTCACATTGGCTACTGTCGTTGCGGCCGGAGTGGTGGTTGTGGTTGCGGTAGGCTGAGCCGGAGCCGTGGCAGTTTGCCCGAACGCTAAGCATCCGAGCGCAAGCAAAACGAGAATCAGTTTCTTCATGAAACTCCTTTCAAATCGTGTTAAACCGTGACAGTTTGGGATTGCCGAGAAGTGGCAGGTAATCCCGGAAGATATGCATCTCGACAAGCTGTTGAGGTGTGACCTGAGTCCAATTGATCCCGGTCAGCACACCCGAAGATTCCAGGACGGCCGTAACCCACGAAGAGCAGACCATCTTCGTCTTGTGCTCTCCCTGTGCGACCCGCGCCCCCAGTACCGGAACGCTGCGAATCAGGAACTCAAACAGATCCGGGATGTCATACTCCACGCGCCCATCCGCCGCGCCAATGACGGAATGGAACGTTTCCCAGTTGATCCGGCCGCGAACCTCATTGCTCAGCCGGAGAGCCGCAATCGCCGCCGGCCCATACCCGGCAATCGTGGCGCCGAGTGGCTCATCCTGTACACCGTTCCGCTCCACGCCGCCCCACTTCTGAATCGTGCTCTGTGAGATCACCACGTCCGACACCGCTGAAGCTTCCTGTCGAACGATGGCGGAGTGGCTTGGTCCGGCGTCGATCAGTTCGATAGCGATAGAGAGCAGAGATCGACCCCAGAACATCACCAGGTCACCTGCCCTCAACTGGGATTTGACCGCGTTGTATTGGGTGAGAGGATTCAACGCCAACCTCCGAACGTGTACCCAATCGACACGTAGGCGCTCGGATACATCGGCCGTCCCGCGATCTTATTGATATGCGCGCCATAGGTGACGGAGTATCCGCGTCCCAGGTCGGTAGCCACCGCCGCGCCGTACAGAATCACTCCGCGCCCGCCTGTCGTACCTGCCTGAACGTCGCCCACTAGCGACAGCCCCGGCAGGAAATCCACGAAGTTGCGCGCCACCCCGCCGAGGATCGTCCGTCCGGAGCCATACCGAATGGACACTGAGTTCCTGCCTTCGTCCCACCCGTCCAGCCAGGTAGGAGGCAGCGTTGCCGATACCGCAGCCGATACACCGAAACGCGCTGGCGCATTCAGCGCCGGTTCGACGGCCGTACTCACCGTCACTTGCGCAAACCCGCAGAGTGCCGCGAGTACAAGCGCAACGGTGATTACAAAGAGTCGCTTCATTGTTTGTGCTCCTGTTGAGTTTTCTAAACCACTACTTTCGGTTCCTCAGAAAAGGAAACCGGCACACCGGCTCACGATAAGGAGCCAACTCTTCACTCCCTGCCAGAACGTCTGAGGCTTTGTGATCTGGTCCGCTTCCCGCGCCGCGGACTTCGCGACGCTATCCACGCTTGCGGTAACACTCGGAGCCGCGTTCCCCACCGCCTCCGCCGCCCGCGCAATGCCGGTCACCGCGACCGTGGATGAACCAATGGTTGCCTTGATATCGTCGTAGTTGTCATCGAGGCTATCCTTCAGGTCCTGAACCAGCGCCGCCGAGTTCACTGCCGCAGGTTTCAGATCCGTTCGTATCCCCTCCGCCGTCCCGGCAATCTGGCCCATCCGGTTATCGGCAACCGCAAGCGCCGCATCCACGCGCGCCAGCGTATCGCCTACGCGAGTATTGGTATCGCTCTCGATCTTGTCCAGTCGAACCATCACATCCGACCGCAGAGAGGTCATCTGTTGCCCGGCGTTCGTCTGGAGCGCCGTCAACTGCCCCACCGCATCCTTCCGGACCCCGGACACCTGCTCCATGAGATCCTTCCGCGTGTCCCGGACCTCCTGAGTCAGCGCGGATCGCGTCGCCTGGATCTCTCCCGGCACAGCCGCGACCACGGTCGTAACCGCTCGGATAAACAGAATCCCGTACACGCCGGCCGCGATCAGCACGGCCAGCAGAGCACAGGCAAGGATATTGCGTATACGTTGCATTCGTCTTGTCCTTTGAAGTTCGGCGCGACTCAGAACAACCGAGCGCGCCGTTTATTGACAGGGAGTGGCAAAGTCCAACTCAGCAAACAGAGATGGTCGAATGCCCAAAAGCACACCAGCGGAGTCCCGGCGTTCACCGCCGCCAGGTACTGCGCAGTCCAGGCGCAAGCCCCGTTGAACCACGGAATCAGGTACGCCGTGGCGGACTTCGCGTAAGTCAGCACCGAAGATCCGTAAGCCATCGCCGCTTTAGCTAGATCGAGATCCAGATACGAAGCTCCCCAGCTCAGCGCCTCCAGCTTCACACGGTCAATGTCACCGTTCGGCGCCATGTACTGCGATGGGATGTTGACGTAGCAGTTCATCCGGCCGCCCTGTGGATACGGATAACCCGCGTTCCAGTAGACCACCGGGTTATTGACATCCATCGGAAGCAACCACTCGCACTTCGCGCCGGAGTATGCCGTCTTCACCGCTTGCGCGATTGAGTGCATGTGCGTATAAACGAGTCCCCGGAGAAAGTTCGCATCCGCATAGCTGTTCACGGAAGGATTGTCATCCTGCGTGTAGAAGTTAGCTAGCGCGCGTCCCAGAGCCGTCAGCGCCGCCGCCGCGGTGTAGGCGTCATAATATGCCATCCCGCCGCCGCTCACCGTCCCAGTGCCTCCTACGTACGTTCCATTGCCACTGGAGCCACCAAGCGTAAAGTGAGTCGAATCGGTAACCGTTGCCGCGAAGTCCCCGTTCGCCGCCGTGTTCCCCTGCACCCCGCAATCGATCACGCCCTGTCCCGAACTCAGCCCGTGAGCTGTGTTCGTTCCAATCGATATCGGAGCCGTGTAGCTGGCGTATCCAATCGCCAGCCCGTTCACCCGGCTATAGAACCACCAGCCCACCTCGCCAAATTGCAGCCATGGTGTCAACCCCACCCCGGCCAGAATCCCCGCCGCTTGCAAGTAGCAGTTTTCCAGGTATGCCGTCACCGTAGCCGGATTGAAGTTGCATTGCGTGGTCTGGAGGTCGATCAGCGTAGTCGCCCCCGCCGCGACCGTAAAGCTAGTACCTGATACCAGTCTGGTCAACTGGTAGTGGTCCGCGTCCGTCACCGTAACAGCCCACACCGCTCCGCTCGATCCCTGCGCGACATGCACCGTGTTCCCGGTGATGTACCCGTGCCCCGTCTGCTGGATCGTCTGCGGACCCGCTCCGCTCACCGCCTCAACCACCCCAGCGCCCCACGATCCGAACCCCGTCGCGGTCAGTACCTGGTTGCCGTTGGCGAATCGCTGACTCCACGCGCCGCTCGATGTATTCGCATCCGGCGCCCCAAGCAGTTCCTGCGAAAACGCCACCGTCATAGTCTGGCCGGCCGCGTGTACCAAGCCCGCCAGGTCCGTCAGGTAGTCCTTAAATGCCCGGTTCAGCGGCGACGATTGCGACGCATCCACAGCCCACGTCCCCTCGTTACCGCCCACAAATCCGGGCGTGCCAATATCCCCGGAAACCGCCAGCGATATCGATGCTCCCGAACTGAGCGACAGATCCAAACTGAATCCGTTGATCGGGCTTAACACCGTGATCGTGAATTGCCCGGCTGTCGCAGTCGGCGCCGCCACGATCCCCACAAAGGTCCCATTGACTGCATCCACCATACGCTGTGCCAGCGTCGCCAGCGTGTCTGCTGGGTACGCCACCGCGCCTAACACCGTCCCGCCAAGCGTGCCAACCCCCGTAGGATTGGCGCCGGTAGTCGTCGCGCCACTGATCGTGGTTCCCGTGTTCGGAAACGTCCCGCCAACGGTCATCCAGACCGTATCCGCGCCGCCGCCCCCAAACGAATTACCAACGCCGATAGCGCCCGAAAGCGTCACCGTCGCCTGCCGAAAGCTCCCACCGGCCCTCACCCGCTTCAAGGCAAAGAACACTCCGGCGTAGAGGTCGATATCCCCCGCGAACCCAGCCTGGCTAAGTATCCACAGCAGCCGCGCCGGCGGAATCTGGTATGTCTGCCCGGTGTCAAAGTCGCAAGCGCAACTCACCGCCGGATAACTCACCGCCGGCGCCACCGGATCGCTCAACACCGCAGCCTGCAAGTAATCGAAAAGGCACGTCCCGGTCGCCACGGTCAACACCACCGTATGCGACCCCGCCGCCACTCCCGTCGCGATCAACCTCCGCCCCGAAGTCGGACTCGCCGAAGATTCGAGCGAGTAAGCGCTCACCGGGACCGCCGACCCTCCATCCACCTTCGCGTCAAATGTTCCGCCGCCCGTCGAAATCGCCATCCCCAAATACAGGTTATGCGTGTGCTGGCAACTGTACTTCACCGTCACCATATCGCCCACGTGCGCGCTCTCCCACGCGAACCCGCCTACGTACCAGCCGGCCGCCTGTGCCCATCCACTCCCCGCGCGCGCGGCCCACGCGTCGCCCGAAGTGATCGTCACTGATCCCGGCCCGGCCACCTTCAGTGGTGTCACGCCGCCAGCATCCACTACCGTCCAATTCGAGAAAACAGCCGAAAACTCCATCGGCAGATAAGGCGACAGCGATGGGTATCCCGCCGCGCGGTTGTAAGTGAGCCACGGCGCTAGCGTGAGCCAGACCTGTCGCACGCTTCCCAGCCCGAGCGCCGAGAAATCCAAGTGGAAGTGCATCGACGTTGGGTCTGATCCGCCCAGCAGCACATTGAGAGGTGGATTGGGTAGGCATTCCAAGGTCGTGTTTCCCGCCGCCTTGTACATCGGAACCAGCTCGACGCCGTTGCCGTCTCTGCCTACCTGGCCGTAGGTCACGGTGACTTGCGCCCCGGAGCTGGTGGCCGAGATCAGCATCGGAGGCGTCAAGATGAGCGCCTGCGTGTTCACCGCGCCCGCTAACATCGACGCCACGCCATCGAGGCTCATGCCCGTCGTGATGCCGGTCACATCCGCTACGATGTTTCCAAGGTATACCAGTTGAATCCGGTCGTAAGTGGTCGGAGTCCCCCCCACCACGAACGTGCAACTCGCGAACGTTCCGCCCGTAACCGATGTCGGCGCGGGAAGCGGTACCGTGCCCGCCACTTCCGAACTTGTGACATATCCCAGCGAACCCCACGGCACCGACTGATACTTCACGCTGGTGGGATTCTGGCACCCCGTCAACGCCAAATCGAAATCCAATGTCACGCCCGCCAGTGAGAAGTCCGGCAGATACCGCGAGGTATACAGGTGTCCATACACATCGTCCGCATCGAATAGCACCGCCACCGCGAAGTCCGCTTGATCGCTCCAGCATCCCGAGACGGTAAACCCGCCCGCCGATGCGTTATTGAGCGACGCCGCGGCCCCGCGACGGTCGAAGCCGCGCAGATACATCGTTCTGTGTGGCTCCAGTTTGGTTATCGTTGCCATTTACGCTGTCCACTCGGTTACAGCACATCCGCTAAGCTCAACTGAGCGATGGATGCGATCCTCGCAGGGTAGTTTGCATGTCCAGGGTTATAGTGAGTCAGGAACTCAAACACCGTCTGCCCTTGACCGTGCTCGATCTGGCGTCGCAGTGCGCGCTCCCCAAAGAGTAGGTTACGGAACACCGCATACCCGCCCGGCCCGCGCACTGCGCCCGCCTGCCCGGCAAACCGCAAGCAACCGGGATTACGCCACGCCCTACAATTCTCGAAACGACTCAACGCCGTAAACAACCGCTGCTGAACCGGAACTCTCACAACCGGCGGACCCGCCGGAGAGTGCAGACATGCGACTGTCGATAGCGTCAAAAGTAGGAGTCGTTTCAATGGTTCATGTTCCTTTACAGGTAGATAAACACCGAGAGATTGGCTCCCGGAACCGTAGTCCCGACAGCCGTGATGTCGAGAGTGATCGGCGAACTGCCGTTGATCGACCCCGCCGCCGTGAGTTGCGCCGTCGTTGCCTGTACAGAAGTAGTCCCCGCCGCAATGGTTAGCGACATCCACAGCGTGCCGCCTACGTTGATCTTCACCGTGATTACAGCTCCGGTCGGAGCCGTGCTCACGAGTGCCAGTACCGCGCTCGGCGTCCGGCTTGCGTTCAACTGCAACGGAGGAGCTTGATTCGATCCAATCGCGAGCGTTCCGTCAATCTGCAACGTCGCGCCCGGTGAGGCGTTGTTTCCCGCCGCCCCAAAGCAATACACGTCGCGCATCGGAGCCAGCGAATCCGGACCGTGGTTTCCGCCCGAATCAACCGTCCGCACCAGGAGTAGCCATGTCTGGTTTGCCAGGTTCAATACGTCCGGCTGTGCCATCACGCCACTCACCGAACCGTTCTGCGCTGTCACTGGCGGACTTGGCCACTCCGATCCAGCCGGAGAGCAGATCGCCACCAAATCACCAGTCGCCGGAGTGATCGTCCACGGACTGGCTGGGTTGAACACGGTAAAGTTGCCGTTCACGTCCGCCGTGATGGACTGGATAGTCCGCATGTCGCCGGCATCCGCACCGCTCAGCATGATAGCCACATGCCCCGGTTCAACCACCGCATTCCCGCCTGTCGGGTAGTACGAATTCGCCGCGTTGAGATCCGAGAACGCCCCCGTGGTCGGATCGAACGTATACCGCGCGCGCATCAGCAACAGATCCCCCGCCTGCAAGAGCGTGCGCAGATCTGCCAGCGTATTCCCGTCCGCCCCCGGACCAATCGTGAATGTCACCAGTCCGCCAGCACTGGCAGTGTTGTGAGCCACCGGCAGGTTAATCACCGGCACTTCGCCGGATATACGTCCCAACAGTGACAGCGGATACCCCGCCCACTGATCCACCGTCGAAGTCGGAGCCGGAATCGTCACCGTAGTTGCCGTGATCGATCCTGACGATGGGATCACTCCATCCCACACGCCTGAATGCTCCACCATGAATGGAAGAACGCCGAAGTGATCGAACTTCGGGTCCGGTCCGCCGGCCGTCGTTCGGTCGAACGCCGTAATCGTCGCCGAGGTCTGCCCCGGCGCCAGCGTCATCTGTTTGTGCATCGTGTACCCGTCGCCAGGTTTCCACAACCCCACGTACAGATCTCCGCCGTCATCCCCCGATCCCCACGTCACCGTGACGGAGATCGATCCCGACCCGCTCCCGCCCACCGCCACGAATACCAGGCTGTGATAGTCCGTATCCGCGTGATTGGACGCTCCGCTATCGTACGCCGCCAGCCCTACCACGTAATTTCCGGCCGGAACCGTTCCGCCTGTCGCACTGCCCGCGCACGTAATCAGCGGAGCCGCCACCTCTCCATCGAGAGCATTGATGGGAGCCGCGCCCTTGATCTGCACACTCGCAGTCACGTTCCCCTGTGCATCCTCCTCGTACACCGGCTGAATGCCGAACGTCGCCGCGCCGCCCACCGCGTCTCCCGCCAGCGGAGCCACGTATCCCGGACTCCACGGCATCGGAACGTCATCCTGGAATGTCCCGGTAGGAAACTGGCTCTGAGCGTAACCCTGCGCGCTCAACTCCTCCGTGGTTGCCCATGCGTAGATACTGGAGTCCGTAGCCTGTGCGTCGATCTCAATCCCGAGCGTCGGTTTCCCGCCGTTCTCATCGACCTTGAACCGAGTCTCGATCACCTCCAGCGCTTTCGTCCCACTCCACAGGAACGGAACCGACGCGTTGATAACATCCAGCGGAGCGAACTGATACCCCGCCATGTTCAGCGCGAACGTCCCCGCGCCTCCCGAGCCGCCCGCCTGGAACGCCGCCCACCGCGACCGCAACAGCATGATCTTCGCGATTCGCTGTGCCGTGCTCGCGCTAATCGTGAACGGCAGGTGCAATTCCATCCACCGCCGCTCTCCGCCGTCAGCCTGAAGGTTGATGTCTCCGCTGTAGATTGCAGGCCCGCTGTATCCGTGCCAACTGTCTTGCGCGTAGTAAGGGAAATCCGTCGATGCCCACTTATTCTGTGGACTGATGAACGTCCCCTTCACCCCGTTGAACAGTTCGCGAGAGCTGATCCCGCGCCACTTGAACGGACCCGCCGCCATCGAAGTCAGATTCACCGTAGGAGCGCTACCGCCCGTCCATGATCCCGGCTGTATCGCGTATTGGCCGCCGATGATCGACAGTCGCCCCGCACACGCCGTCAGCATGTCTTGCAGGATCTCCCCGCGTTTCTTTGTGAGGTCGAACTGCCCGGATAGAGCGTACATCGGCTCCGTCCCGCCGTTCGCCAGCGCCACCGTCTGATCGCAGATATTGGCCGCCGCCGTCAATGACGCGATGTCGATATAGCACGGATTCTGCGGAGTCGGACCCGTCGCGTACGGCAACCGGTATCCCCAGTCCGGCAACGGATACACCGGAGTCGGAATCCATCCCCACTGTGAGGAATACGTGTCCGGCTCATTCCCCGTGTTGCCCGACACCAGGCTCACGTACTGTCGAGTCACGGAGCTTCCCGCCGGCTGAAACACCGTCAGCGCGCCGAGTCCGTACGTCACAGATCCGGACCAGTTCGTGGGCAAGTTCGCCGGAGTCACCGGTACCCATTTCGTCGGACTGGTATTCGGCTGATTCCCGATGTTCGCGTTTACGCAGTTGACGTAATCAACCCCGTTCGTGTCTCCCGGCGCCTGAAACGAAGCCACCCACCCGGCTCCATACGAAGTCGTAGCCACCCACGGAGCGCTCAGCGGAGCGCCGGTATGCAGTAGATCGGCGATACACAGCGCCGCATTCTCCGTGTATCCGGTAGTCCCGGCCGCGCCGTAAGCGCCCAATCGCGGATCGTAGATATCGTTCTTCCCGTAAGCCAAAAAGCTGATTTGAGGCAATCCCGCCTGAAAGTATTTCTGTGCGTAAGTCAACCGCAGAAATACCAGCGTCTTGCCTTGAGCGGAACACGTCGAGGTCCACTGATTCGTGGTAGCCGTCCCGCCTGCAAGCTGCGGACTCGCCGGAGTGCAGAGCTTACCTGTCCCCTGCCACGGAGTTCCCGCCGTCATCCCCACGAAAGTCTGACCGAGAGCCTGATTCCCGGTCATCACCTCCATGTAGATGTCGCGACCGTAGTCCGCCCACATCGTCTCCACGCTTGCCGGACCCGCGCTCACGTTCGCCGTGCTCGCGATACCGCCCGATAGGTACGTGAACGTCAAGCCCGTTCCAGCGCCCACTACGCCGCCCACATGCGACGCCGGAGCATCCGTGATCTCCGCCACCTGGAACACGCCGTTAAAGCTCTGATCCGATCCGGAGATGCCGTGATTGACGCCCTGCACGGTCACCCGGTCACCTGGAATCAGGTACGGGATGTCCGCGTTCAGCGCTACCGTTACAACGTCGTTCGCGCGGGAGATCGAATTGATCCGGACCGCCGAATTCCCCGCCTGTTGCACCGGAGTGAAGCTTGTTCCACTGCAAGGATTCGGGGCGGGAATCGAGTATCCAGCCGATGCCGATGTCGGAACGGCCGTCGTGTCGATCTGCACACGCTGCATATCGAGCAACAGCGTGATCGGATGGTTCGCATCGATCTGGCACTGATTCGCCGCCAGCTCGATCACCATGTCCCGCATCTGGTTGTTATTGCCCCACTGCTGGTCGTAGATCAGCGTGCCGCCAACCCGGATGCGACCGTACCCGATGCTCCACGGCGCGATGGGATTCCGCTGTGTAGTGGCATAGCCCTTCTGTGGCGGAGCCAACTTCTGTTCCAACTTGCGGATCAGCAGCGGAGTAATCGTGTAAGTCGCGATGGTTTCGAGAGTAGAAAGAAATGACAT